ACGATAGTTAGTGTTACCATCATCGACACTTTCATGGGGCGTCTGGGGAAGGCTCATCGCTTTTGCGACATGACTGACGAAACCCGTGTCGGCTACCTTCGGATTCAGCATTGTCAGGTAGTACCCGTCAATGGATTCAGTGTCGAATACTATATGGCAAGCGTCACGATAAAAAGGCTTTGAGGCGTATTCTCTCCGCAGTAGGTATCTAGTGTCATGTTCGTAATCTTCAGCCATTGTCAGTCTCCTGTAGGTGACGCTGTTTTTTATTCCCTGCCCATGAATCTCGCGAACTTTTCGTCAGTCATCACTTTACTCTTACCAGAACGAGGACGACTTGTCGATGTTGGAAGATGAGCGCCTGACATAATAGCCTGTGCTGCCCCGTCCAGCACATCAGCTATCATCAAATGCTCACGGGATTCGGTAGCACCTACGCCTGTATCGAAGACTTCTGACGGGTCTACGGTGAAGGTTTGAGCGTGTAGCTTGAACATCTCAAGACGCTGCTCGTTGCGATGATCGTGGAAGATCGTGCGAACCAACCTACTCTCTTTCGATGTGGCCTTACCCGCTTTTTCTTTGAGTAGAATCTTCTCGACCTCTTTAGATCTACCCATAGCAATGCCTGCCTGCATGAGTGATACTCTCTCGTCATTTCCAAGTTTCTCGCGTAGCTCAGCGTGCGACGGGCCTTGGTTTTCAGGCGGCTGCCACACCGATTTCGGCTTGCTCCAAATATCTGCATACCTGCGAGCTTCTGATCTGGAGGCTTGGGCATGTCGCTTGAAAGAACCTACCGCCTGCTGTCGAGCCTCAGCACCTGCTCTGATTTTAGTCCTGTCCGAACTACCCTCTTTGAGTTTTAGCCGCTGGGCTAACTCTAGATCTGATATACGACTACTGTCAGCGCTGAACGCCTGACCTTTACCATCAAAGTTGAATAATACTTGCAGTACCTGTGCATTGTCAGCAGACATTCTGCCGATAATGCTGCTGACCTCTGACTGTAAATGATGGGCAGTCCCTACTGCCATTCCTTGGTGAGCGCCATGTGGTAAAAGACCTTCATCATGGCGCTCCATCCACTCCGAACCTCTTAGCCTGTCGCCGTCCATTAGTGGCTGTAGACGAGCGATCATCGACAGCTTACCCGCATGAAGCGAGCCGTGTTCAGTCCCGTCAGGACTGACAATGTGCCAGTCCTCCATTGGTAGCTGCTCGCGAGATTGATCGACGATCTTCTCACCGTTATCATAGCTGCCTAGAGATTTTCTATTACTGAAGATGCTTGCTTTCGTGACATGCCACTGTTTCGCTACGGCTTCAGGAGTTGGTTCAGCCTCACCTTTCCGCGCACGATTTCGAGCTGCTATCAGTCCATGTACTAGCTGCAAGTGACTGCGCGGTACACTAGCGCCGCCAGCCTTGATAGTCTGTTGAGCCGCCCTGTTAGCGTATGTGCGAGTATAGTCCTGAGCTATTGGTATAAATGGCCTACCACCGTCATAGCTACGCATGGCTAAGACAAATCCCATGAGCGCACCTGATCTTAGCGACTCGTAGTCGTCAGTCAGTTGACCTGTACCGTCTACTTTTGGAACATGCCACTGCTTCGCGATACTTGCTATGGCACCTTCAATAAGCGGTTCAAACTCCTTTAGTAGAGCAGCCTGTTCAGGCTGGGGAATGTCCACACCCTTTGTTGTGCGGCGACCTTCAAAATGATCGTCGCGAATGGATATGAGGGGGTAGTGTCCACCCTCCAACTTTTCTAATATCGTACCTGCTTTAGCTGTACTATTCTTATAAACCTTGGCGCGTTCTCGCGTGTCGCCTGCCTCCGTAGGTGGCGTATCTCTGCGACCACGGGGGATGGCTTTGCGCTTTGGCTTTGGTTTCCTAGAGATTCGTGTGCCACCCTTACCTGACAATCCTTTAGGGCGCTTAGGCTTACTCTTTTTCTTACCACCTTTCAGGCCGACAACGCTGCTACTGTTGATGATCTGTGGCTCACCAGAGGCATGTCCTAGCTCTGGGTTGTAGGGTGTCAGAACAACTGTACCAGCGGGGTGTTTAGGCACTGCGTCTGGAGTCCAAACGAAAGTACCTGACCTGCCGCGTACTTTGAAAAAGTGACCCGCCTGAGCCTCGGAATGCACACCTGTCCCTAGCGTGTAGTCCTCGTCCCACTGCTCATGATGATCATGGTGGTGTTGGTCAGGGTACCAGTAGTCATAACCACCCTTGCTGCTAGGTTTCCTAAAGCCGCGATGCTTTCCCTTTGGTATAGGTGTGAAGCCCTTTGGCGGCTTATCGCCTGCCTTTATGAGATTGTCAGGTTTGATAGACTTACCTAGAGCTGAGCTGAACCACGCCACGCCTTTCATCTCTGGTTGCGTAACCCTCTCCCTAATCTCATCGACTGTACTGGCGATTGCGCCGACGATTTTCCTGTCATCTGACTGATAGTAATCTGCGTGGCCTCGCCTAGCAGCGGCCTCTGTCTTGAATCCGATGGCTATCTTGTCCTCACCATATTGCTTGAGGTCACCTTCGCTGGCGTCTGTGTCAGTCCGATGGGCGTCTTGAAGTACCCAGATCTTCTCGCTGTCCAGATCGCTACCTAGAACTATATCGACGGGATCGCCGTCTACCCCCTGTGAGCCGATGATGTCACCATAGCTAACAGATGTCCTTAGCTTGCTGTGTGGGTTCACCTCCCCCGCCAAATGCTCTAGCCCCAACAAGATACCAAAGTAGTTCACGACGCCTTTGTATTTCCCGTGAGCAGGGCCAATGATGTCTTTTAGCTGCATTACTATTCTCCAGCGTCGTCTATGAGGTTGCCACCTTCACCAACAACCGCTGGTGCTGACAATCCACTACGCCACTCTTTAGGTAGCTCGATAAACTTCGGTAGTCGAACTAGCTGGCAAGCGCAGAACGGGTGGACGGGGTCTATAGTGGCCTTCCACTCTGCTGCTCGTCTCCCTATATTGTTCCCATTGCTTTCCATATCATCAAGATAGTACAGTTTTGGATTACCTGCATTGTCAGAATGTAACCTTAGACAATGCTTACAAGCGTCGGGGCGAGGCAACTTGAAGGCTATAATCTTGTCGAGAGGCCGCTTATCCGCTTTAGCCTTCTCCTTCTCTTGCTCATCCCAAGATGCTTTCAGGCCGTCATTCAGCGCACGCTGAGTCTCAGTCTGTGCGATGCGTTTCAAGTCTCTACCCCAGTCGTTAGTCGCATGTCCGATGTCGCTGGCAACCCTTTTCGTCGTGCTTCTGAATGAGTCGTCGAAAAAAGTCTCTTCCTTACCAGCCTTGATCCCGCGTTCGCGCATACGCTTAGCTGCTTGTTCGTCACCAAACCTAGCTGAAACGACATCTTTGATGGCTGAGCGCAGGCGGTGATCTAGCTCTTTGTCGGCTTCGATCAGTCTACTACCTATCTTTGCACCTACCTTGTTGCCTAAGCCAACGATGTACTGTGCTGCCCGCTGGTTGGCTGCTTCAGAGGCTAAAACCTCTACTTCAGTCCGTGGCACTGGGTTTCGTTTGATCTCGGCCATGAAGTCGTCAATGGTTGTACCGTAGCGTGTATACTGGCTCGCATGGTCGAGATGAGCCATGAAAGCGCCAAAATGATGTAGCTGCTCTGACACCCTGACTGCTGGATTTGTGGGATCGACAAGATCCAAGCCTATCGCCATTTTCCACGCTTCGGGCGTTACTGAGCTTTCCCCGTAAAGAGCCGCCGCAACGGCGGTATGATGCTCTTCGATCACCTTGACGATCTCCCGTATCACTGATGGGTCGAAAAGCAGAGACATCGCTAGTTACTGAGTCGGAGGCTGTAGGTGGCGTATCCGTTCACGCACCCACACCATATCTTCGCGTACTTTTGCCATGTCTTTACCTAGTGCGTCTAAAGTATCGGCGTTTCGCTCCATAAGTGCTAGACGCTTATCAACATCGGCTAGATCATCACGCATTTCGTGAAGGTCGCCTATCACACCTTTCAAAAAATAACCGACAACCGTTAGTAGTAACGCGACTACCCCCCCGATTACGCTGATGTCTACAACTCCCATCCTCTCCACTCCACTAACTATTGTCTGCTGAATATCCACTAGTTCACCCTAGCAGGTGAGTCGCTGAGGCTTTACTAACTGCGTCAGCTAGTATCCTTTCGATCTCCCCGTTCATGGATGTTGTGGCCTTGTCATATATGTTCAAGTATTCCGCTAATGCTTCATGTAGTACCTTGAACCGTGGTTGACCGTTCACAGCCACCGAACGCTTCGTAGCGCCTGTCGCTTTGACTAAACGGTCAATCCACTGATCTCTGTCAGCACCATCTGCGACGGCGACGGCGATGAGTGCGCGTAAAACCTCCTCTGGATTTCCCGCGATCTCACCGTCAGGTGCTGACAATCCTAACGCCATTAGATGGCGTCAGATGTCGTCAATACGCCTTGGTACAGTAATACCGAGTTGCGGGCAGTATTGTCAACAGTGAAAGTACCAGTAGTAGCACCTGTAATCTCGACATTGACATCTGCTACGCGACACCAGAGGTTATCACCGAGAGCTGTTGTAATCTCAGCGTCAGTAGGTGTTACTTCGGAACCCGTGGCGGCTTCTGATCCCCAAACAGCCTTTAGAGCAGGTGCGCCGCTGATGTCTACCACAACAGCAGCAATAGCGTTCAAACCGCTTGTTGCTGTGAAGGTGATGGTATCAGCTAAAGCCGTAGCTGACGCCGCGCTTACTTGCTCGAACCCGCCGCCGCCTGTAACGAAACCTCCCGTGTTGTCGATGGTGAGAGTGCAGACACTAGCTAAAATGGCGCTGCCATTGTCAGCGGTGGCGACACCGTCAGCGTGTGAACGAAACCAGTTGGCGAAGGCGTTTAGCATTGGTAAAACGCTACTCGCCTGCTCTGCTAATAATGAAGGTGCGCCCATTTTATACTCCTGTGTCAATATCCACTTCGTAGAAGCGAACAAGTTTGTTGTTAGAGTGCCCTAACACTCGATTTGATTGTATCCCAGCAGCACCTGACTTTGCAACATTGTCAGGCACTTCTTCTTCAGTCTCTTCAGATCCATAAACTTTTCCATCTGGCCCAGTTATTTCTCCGAGAGATCCGTCGTCAGAATCGTCGCCACCGTCAGAGTCGTCAGAGTCGTCAGAATCATCAGCACCTTCAGCGTCATATTCGCCATCTTCCTCGCCTTCGTAGCCGTCGTCATCTTCATCTCCCATGTCTTGGCTCTGTGCCCATTGCAGCCATGTCGGATCTAAGATGACATCACCTAGTTTTTCCTCTAGGGCTTCCAGCCCCACCTGCTCGCGGGCTTCGTTGACCGTCAGGAATAGCTTTTGCTGCTTCTGTAAAAGGTCTGTCTCACCGTCTGAGCCTCGGCTGTCAAGATTGACGGGTACAGCTTCGTAGAGAGGATCGATTCGCGATAGAAAGTGCTTGTTCAGGGAGTCAAAGAAAAACTGTACAAGCGGCCTAAGTCCTAAGTCTTTGGAGGCTTGCAGTTTCTCTTCTGTGCTGACATTCCCCATAGCTGAAGACTGCCCTGTATTACCATAGCTGAAGTTGACCTCTTCAGGCGCAATAAGGAATCTGGCGCAAACGACCTTTATCAGGAAGTCCATCCAAGCGCTCATTTCCATGTCGCGTGAGTTCATTTGCATTGAGATCCACTGCACATCTTCTGCATTCATTATAGGCGTTCGCCAACTGTTGCTGACGCCAGCGACCTGCGCGTACCACTGACGACGAAACGCCGCCATGTGCTTATCGGGGATGGTGCCCTTCAGGTTCAAGATCCCCTTGGTCGCTGAGCCTTGACTGAAAAAGCGCCTGTTGTACTCGATACCCCACAAAAATCCTGTGATCTCCCTGACAAGCGTCTCGATTTCAGATTGCCCATAACCATAAGTCTTGATGCCGCTCCGAGGGTTTCTGACGCAGAAGGCTAGTTCATGACCTGTGAAGTCTGTGACTATCATGCCTTGCATAACTTGAACGGCGAAGGGATCGTCCAGCGTTTCGTAGGAAACTGGATCAAGTAGCCTTATTGTAGCTGGGTCAACTATTGTAAAGTAGCTTGGATCGCCCTTGCGATCTGGTACGACCTCAAAGGTAGCTTGATCGTAGGTCAGGCTGTCCTTGATGAACATGCCAGCAAAGTCTCGTAAAGACATAGCATCATGTGGAGCGTTGTCGTCTATGTAGCCACAGTGCAATAAGACTTTTTCTAACTCATGGCAGCGCTCTTCGACCTCTGGCGTGACCTCTGCTTTGCGATCTTTTAGCCGAACTCTAAATCCGGGAGCATGTCGGTCTTCAGGGCGCTGGCAGAAAGTCTGAACCTGCGTTGCCCGCACCTTGCAGATATCGGTGATCACAGGTACGCCATTTGCGATACCTGCGATAGCTGTGAATGTTAGCTCGCTGGGTTTCTCGCGGTAGCCCATGAGGCTGACAATGTCGAAAGGGTCAAACGCAATGGCTTTAGGCTCACCTTCAGGTGAATGGTCTTCACGCTCAACAGCGCCTTTGTCCTTCATTGCCGCCTTGTACAGACGCTCATCAATGTCAGACATCCTACGATTGTCAGCGCGTTCAGTCGCCCAAGCATCGACGCTTGACGCAGCAGTGCGTACAGCCTCAGACGCTGCTCGTTGCCCCGCTCCTACGACCTGTTTGATGTCGTCACGAAATCCCACCAGCTACTCCTTACTCAGATTCACTAGATTAGAATCTGGGTGCATAAGCCGTCCATTCGCGAATCGTGGTAGTTCAACTTCTACCGCCTTCGGAGCCTGTGTCACAGCCTCCTCTGGTGGTCTATCCATTCCTAACGCAGGCGTGGGTATAGCCTGTGGCTCGTAAGGGCCACGATCAACCATACTGACACTGCCCTGCTGAAACTTTGTAGCTCCGCGTGTCGCTGGGTCTTTCCCATTCACTAATGCTAATAAATCTGCCCTATCCATTGCCGCCTCCTTACGATTTTAGTCTAGTCGATCTTATATATGCTGTTGACCCGTGGTGCGTAGCCTTCGATTAGCGACTTCTTGACTGCGGTTTTGGTTGCGCTGGCTACGCTCGCCATGCCGCCAACTGGCCGCCCCTTTCCTGAAAGACGATCATGCAGGGCCTTCGCGCTGTGGCGTTCTGCCATTGCTGCAATGCCGCCGCCTGCTTTTGCCCGTTTCGCGTGAACGCCAGATGAGACATGGTGATCATGGTAACCGTCTTTGACTTCATCGTGGAAGTTGTCAGCCATGTCACGGGCAACTGCGCGGCGCGTGGCAGCATCGAAGTGGTGGCCTCCACCCGCAGGGCCACCATACTCTTTGCTGTAGTGTTTAGAGGCATTGTCAACATGGTGCTGAAACAGTTTTCCCGCTTGAGCATGATCGTATGTCCCAGCAGCAATCTTCTTTGCTAGGTTCTTGTGGATCGAGCCACGCTGAGTTTCGTTCTGACTAGAAGTGCTTTCGTTAGCCAAATGCTCAGTGTTGTCGATGTGCAAAGTAAGTTCCCTTGCACCATGTTCGTCATGTTTCTTAGCCTGTGGTGCAGGCTTGCCAGCGTGTTTTTTCTCGTCCCAAGGGATAGTGTGCTGTGGGTCTGCCCATTTACCACCGCGTTTTCCGATGTAGGGGCCACCTGACTTAGCGAGGGACTCTCCGTAGTGACTTTCGATGTGGGGAGCGTAGCCCCCTTCTATAAACTTTGACATATCTTATCCCTGTTTGTTTAGGTTGTAGTGTCCAATAACATGTGGCGCGTAGCTGCCGCTGAGTAATGATTTCCCACTGGAGCCTTCACCACCCTTCACCAGATCGGGATTGTCAGTCGCTGACTTCTTCGCGTACTTCAAGGCCATGTTTCGCTTCTGCCCAGCCGCGACCCGACCGTGGAAGTCTTTGGCACCGAAATGCGAGTTAGCCATCGCGTGGTGGTGATCGCGTTCTTTGCTTCCGCGTGGAAGACTCCACGCCTTTTCGTCGTGCTGATGGGCGACAGAACTGTGCGCCTGTGCTGCGTGTAGGTGATCGCTCGGTTTCCAATGCTTCTCTTTCGTGTCACTGTTCTGCGAAGCGGATTTCGCTCCATGATCTTCGTGCTCATAGCGTCGGTGCATACCGTGGGTAGATGGGTGTGGGGTCTTCGGCGCATAGATCGCGTGACCGCTTCCAGTGTGTCCGATGACATGCCCACCTCTGGAACCTTCCTTGTCTCCCTTCACCAGATCGGGATTGTCAGTGACTGACTTCTTGACATGCTCCGATGTGTAGGTTGCTCCGTGAGCTGCGTCTGCCGCTGAAGACTTCGGCTGCTCTGGTGGCTGGTAGAACTGCTGCTTCATGGCAGAACCATAATGCGTCAAGCGATTGATCCCTGCCTTCGCATCTTCCGCTCGCAAGGCTGCACCCGCATGTTGGTCATGGACATTCATCGCATCGTGGTGGTAATCCAGCGCCCTCTGGTGGTCTTGACCCGTCGCCAGATGCTTCTCCTCAGCCGCTTCATGCTTATCCGCTTCTCGCTGGAATGCGTCCCGCGAGTTTCGGTCGGGGGCTGCGTCGGCTCTGTCGTATGCCTTTTCAGCCGCTTTGTCCGAGGTTGCCGCTGCTCTCATAGACGCTGATCGGGCCATGAAGTGCTTGGTCGCCTGCTTCGCATGGGCATCCACCGCGTCGTCGTGATCTTCGCTGCTCCAACCCTTTGTATGCCCCTTGAAGTTGCCAGCATGAGAAGCGTAGATCGGCTTTCCACTTCCAGTGTGACCGATGACATGCCCGCCTCTGGAACCTTCCTTGCCTCCCTTCACCAGATCGGGAGTGTCGTCTACTGACTTCTTCACGGCGTCGAATCCCTGTTTGTTTAGGTTGTAGTGTTCAATAACATGTGGCGCGTAGCTGCCGCTGAGTAATGATTTTGCTGTATTGTCGTTAGCCCTAAGACGCTTTGTTTGCATCTTGACGGCGTGATCCCGAAGTTCTTTATCACTGTGGGGCGAGCGCATACTGGGTTGAAGGTGTGCTGGAAGGCGGGTTCTCGCCTTTACATGGTGCAGATGTTCGTGACTCTCCGACTGCTGCGTGTGGTAGTCACTGGCATGGAAGTGGTCGTGAGCCACATTGATGTTGCTGTCCTGCCCAAGGTTCATTGCCTGATGCCCAGCAGCATCATACTGGGAAGCCAAGGCGCGGTGTACCTCTGACGCGGCTAGGTGTTCGGCTGCGCTAAAGTTCTGGTGATCCTTTTTTACACTGCCGCCATGCGAAGCATAGATCGCTTTACCTCTGACTGGCGTGTGCCCGATGACATTTCCACCGACAGGCTCTTTGGCTGCGGGTTTCCAAGTCTTTGGGCTGTATGATTCACCAGCCCAATCGCTTGACCGCATTGTCGCAACCGTGAGGGCTTCCGCAGCATGGGCTTGGGCATCTTTCAAGGTCATCGGTTTTGAGGTTACGGTACGGGTGCCTCGATGCGTAAACTCGACATTGTGCTTGACCCGTCCAGTGCGTACATAACCATCTGGTATCACCCGAACACCATGACCATGCTCACCTGTGGCAGCACCCATCATCTTGATTTGTTGTTCGTGGTATTTGTGCGTCATGTGCCGCCGTTCGGCAGCGTTTTTGTGTGTGCCGCCGTTGGCGTAGACATACTTGTAGTTGCCCTTTACACCTGTTCGTCTGATATAGTCGTGAGGTCTGTTGCCCTTCACCAGATCAAGGGCGCTGAGAAACGATTTTTCTGGATTGTCAGCGACTGACAATCCCTTTTTGACTTCAGGCGGGTCGAGCCATTCATCGTGCGCTGTCTTCAGATCTGCCATTGCCTTCCAATCTGGCTGCTTGCCGAAATCGTAGCGGTGGTCGGTGCCTGCCATCTTTTCGCTCATGTGCTTAGCTTGCGCCTTAGCCTGTTTGAGGCTGTGCTGCCTACCGAGAGCAAGGCCAGTTGGCGTGTGGGTTACGACATGCTCCCCTGTGATGTGATTTTTGTGAATAGAGAAATCACCATGAGTACCAAGCGTTTCGACCTTTTGGTCGCCCTCAGAAGAGCGGTGGATTGAGTGGTGGGGCTTGCCGACCCGCATGTACTCCTTACCACCTGTGTTTTTGATGTCATCAATGTGGTTTCGCATACCGCTCAGGGTCTTCGCGCCTACTGGTCTGGGCTTGACCCCCTTGTTGTCTTCGTAAGTGTGGTGGCTGACATCACCATAGGCGTTGTGGTGTTTCTTGACGGTGATCAGGTGATCGCCGTCCCTTTGCTTGTATTCAGCGACCTTGACAGAATGCCCTGTCGAAACATCAGAGGGTTTATCCTTTTGGTATTGCCTAGCAGCAGAAGCTATGGCGTCCATAGCTGGCCCTGATGGTGGATCTCCTAGACCGCCTTGCGACGAATGAACCTTATCTACATTCGCGTTGAAGTACTCTGCGAGGTGAACTCGCTCGTTGAGTGTAGAATCCGCTGACCCGTTGGCTCTCAGACCCGATGGAATGTGCCAAACACCTTTGCCTGATACTGCCCAATCTCCAACTACATGACTTGCTTTCACCTGTTTAGCGCTACCGTCAGCTTTGCTGCCATTCCAAATGCTGATGCTGCCTGCCTTCTTTTTGAAAGGCGGCTTTGGCATAGTCGCAGCAACTTTCTCTTGCGCGGCCTTTTTCTCACGGTCGTTGTCGGCTACTTGCTGCATGTGCGCCGCTGCTTCATCTGCCGTCTTGAAGGTGTGGCTGGCACCAGACTTGTGGTGATCTATCTTGCCGCTGGGGTGATTTGTGACGACAGAGATGGATTCTTTATCACCGTGTTTCGTGTGATGGGTATGCGTAGAGTTTGTGGTCACAGTCCCAAACCTGTCTGTATGCCTAGCGTGTTCCTCGACAGTCACGACACCACCGACATCAAAGCTGTTGGTCTTGGCGGTTATTGGCCCGATCTTTCTACCAGATTCCGTGGCTTTTATTGCCTCCTCTGCCGCGACGACAAAAGCTGAAACAGTCGAGCCGCCGCCTTTGATTCGCTCCTTCCCATGCCCATGCTTTCCGCGATCAAGGAGGGATGCCTTACCGCCCTGAATCATTATCGTGGCTACCCTCTTCTTTTCTCCTGTCTTTGAGTCTTTACCCCAAAGACCTATGTTGCCTGACCCTTCAACGCCAGCGAACCAAGAGCCAGTCTTGTAGGGTTCAGCAGTCAAACCAGAACCGTCTAGGCCAAAGGTCTTGAGAGCTGTGTTCAGGTTTTCTACCAATAACTTGTGCTTAGCATCGTTTTCTGCCAATAACTCAGCTTCTGGCTTCTCATCGAAGCCTGCTGCTTGTTGTTTAGCCGCTGGCTTCTTAGCGTCAGCTTTGAAATAGCGTTTTATAGACGGATTATTCATTACCTCTTTGATCACTTCTGGGCTACCGCCTTTGATTTCAATATGAAACTGCCTGATCCCGTTCTCGTCTTTCTTGTCAATGTGGTGTACTTCTGCGTCAGAACCCAGCAGGAATAGTTTTCGGTGCAGATCAGCGACCACTTCCTCTGTGGTGCTGATAGTCACGCTTGGTTTGAACTGGTAAGTTGCTGTATGCCCAGCCTCTTTCTTAGCTTCTGGCTTCTTAGCTTCTGGCTTCTCAGGGGCGTGAATACCCTTGAGGTGATCAGCGAACTCTGCTGGATCTTTGAACTTCTGCTCCTCACCTGTCTCGTCATGTGTAACCGTTATCGAACCATCGTCTGATACGCCGTCGATATGATAATGACCATCTTTACCTTTGAACTTAGCGCCGCGCTTGTAGTGGTCATGGTTGTGCAAACCACCACCATGCGTCATCTTGTAGATGTAGCGATATTTTGGCTTTGGCTTACCCGTAGGTACTCGTTTGATGTATTTATGCTTCGCGCCTTTCGCTAAAAGCATCGCATCAGCCTCAGCGCGGGTGTCTGCCTCTATGACCAAAAGATCACCGTCGTTCATTTCGTCCAGAGATGCCTCTGCACCTAAACCACCGTAGCGCTGCTCGATAATATGTTGGTCGGTACCTTTGATTAGGTCTAGCAGTGTACCCTTCATTGTTGATTCTCCAGTTTGAAATAGCGTCGTATTGTCAGATGATGCTTCGGATTATTAGTAACAGCTTTGAGTAGGCGGCGACCATTCTTATAGATATCGTTGCCCCACTGGAACTCGCCATTAGGTTGTACCTCGATGAAGGTCGGTTTGTCACTGACAATGTGCGACTTTCGGATTGTCAGCCGTTGTCCTACGACTAAATCGTCGCGATGACCGTTTTTAGCTTTTGGCTGCTGGGCGCGGAGCTTCTGATCATGCTGAAGCTGGCTGGTGACTGACTTATTGATCGGCGACTTGCCCGTGTTGCTTTCGTCATCTTCGGGGCCAAGTTTTGCCGCCAACCACTTTCGCGCCGATGCTTCGGTAGCGTTTGGGAGCCATGTCCGTCCGACCAGCGGATGCCCAGAATCGACATCGAGAGCCATCACCATCATGGCAGGCTTGCCTGTTCGCGGCATCGTTGACGCTGCGATGTGTCCAGAAACCTCGCCATCTTGGTACATTGCAACCTGCCTCATCCTCGATGCGCTGGGCGTGTCGGGTTGCTGTATGTACTTCTCCGACTCATGCACTTGCGGGGTCGGCTTCTTCCAAGGAATCG